TTTCAGGCACGAACGTAAATGGAATTGGACGAATACGTCTCCACATTGCATCATCGTTAATAATTGGACGATGGTTTGTAGATATCCAAAGTTTTGCCTGAGCCTTAAAAGTAAATGGACGTTCACCCGGAGAACGAGCAGAGATTTCTTCAGAGCCAGTTAACTTCTTTACTGAGTTCTCTTTCAAACGCTCTGAGTCTGGAAGTTCGTCAACCCACACAAGACGACGACCACGAAGTTCAGCCCAGTGATATAGGTCAGAACCTGATGCATTACCGTCACCACTAGCAAGAATGCTTGAGTCAAATGGCCAGGCATATTGCTGAGTACCAAGACATTTAACAATTGCTTCAACAAAAGTATTTTTACCAGAGCCAGCAGGACCATATACAAGAAACATTAAGTCATACTTACTTAAACCAGTAAGAGAGTAACCTGCTGCCCGTTGTAGCCAGTCTTGAAACTCTTTGTCCCCACCAGTTGCAAAGTTTAGAAACTCTTCCCAACGTATGTTACGAGTACCAGGAGAATAAGCAACAGGTGCTCTACGAGTTATATATAGGTCTGGTCTATTCTTTAAAAGTTCTCCAGAGCGTAAATCAACAACACCATTTAAGACTCCAAGCATGTGAGGATTAGAATCCCATTGGTCTACTGCAACTCGAATACGACGGTCGGAGTTAGCATTCTCAATTGCAGACTTTAGTCTGGCGTTTGATTTAGAATTCTGTGCCCATTTAATAACATCTGATTGTTTGTCAGAATCACCGTCGTAGTTTTTTACTTCACTAGCGATAACAGGAGCAAGACTTTTTGCAAGTTCTTGCATTTCTAAACCTTCAATGTCTGGCTTCCAATATCCACCGTCCCAGTGGAACCAACCAAGACCTTCTGAATAACGAACTGCTTCACCAAATGTATCTACAAACCTACGACCATTGCCTGTATCAGATAAAGTACGTTGCCCGACAATCCCACCGTCTTCTTCACTAATGGCATCAGTATCCTTTGGGACATTTAAGTTAGAAAGGGAAGATGCTTCAGCAACTGATTCACCTTTATGAATACTCTCGGATATAGCACCAGCAAGAGTTCCCGGTAAAAACTCTAATTCTTCAGAAGAGTTTGATGTTGGCTTAGGGTTAAATCTTGCTTGAGTCTCTTCGGTTGATTTTTTAGCCCAACCATTTTCTACATCACCAATACCGGGCCAAAGCATGTTTGACTTAGGGTTATTAGCAATAAAATCAATGGCGCGACGAACATGCATTAGCAGACCGCCCTGACCTTCAAGAGGTAGAGGTGGTTTTACTTTTTCAGCGTTAAATCGAATCATCAAAGTTTCAAGCGCTTCGCGACCATGAGGCTTGTCTACAGGATATTCATTTGCAAGTGAGCAAGTAAGTTTGTAAATATCTACAGCGCGAGAGCCTTCTTCAATTCCATCTTCAAGAATTTTACGAATTTCTTCTTTGTTTTTGCCAAAGTCAACATCATCAAATGTTGCACTCCAATCCATAGCCCCAAGAGAAGAACTTAAAGATTTTGAAGATGTAGGACGACGACCACGCTTACGCAAAAAATTTAAAAGTTCTTCTGGAGCCTGAGCCATTTCAGTTTCCCAAGGAGCCTTGCCCTCAGCCCATTCATAGTTCTGACCAGAGAAGTGACGAGAAGGTGCAATAAGAACATAACCGTTGTGCTTAATATCAATACCTTTGATACCAGCAGACTTTAGGTTTCCAACCAAATCCTCAGAAGCATCGCATCGATAAAAAATATGACGACCACGCATAGTTTTTCCACCAAGCGTGTATTCACCAGTTAATGCTTCAACAGTTGGAGGTAAGTTTCCTTCAACTAGTTTTTCAAACTCTTCAAAAGAATCGTGACCACCTGAGCGAGGGTCAATATCAATTACAAAAAATCCTGAGGGACGACAGAAAACACCAATGTTTGCTTCTGAGTCACGCTCCCACCAGCGTTCAATAACATTTACATCACTAGATGCTTCAGTGTGCCATCCACTAATTGCTGGATGCTTTCCTACATCTTTAGGTTCAGCGTGGGTTTGACTACAAGTACAGCGACCGCCAACAATTCCATAACAAGGGAGAATTTTCCATCCTTGTGAGGCATACCAAGAAGTTGCCTTACTAAATCTGCCATCAATGTTTGCTTCATCATGCCGAGACATAAGTCACCTCGGAAAGTAAACTAGGCAGAAATCCCTGTGTCATTTAGTCGTTTTCTCCTTTCAAGGACGTTTGTGCGCCGTAAGAAGACTATACCTTATTCTAGGTAAAAAGCAATAGAGCCACCTTAAAACAGTAAGGTTTATGCTATAGTAGTCATACGCGCTAGAAGCGAGTCTACAGTATACACCTTGAAAGGTGACACCGTGTCATTATTCTCCCAGTTTGTGATGTTCTTCGGCGGGGCAGTAACCATTACAGGCGCTTTATACGCCATATACAAAATTGCTAAAAGACTTGAAGATGCTATCGGAACTGATTCAAAAGGTAGAACCATTTCTGAACGCCTAGACAGAGTAGAGCACCAACTCTGGGAAAATGGTGGCTCCTCCCTAGCAGACAGAGTGAATACTATTGAGATGCATAGTATAAAAACAACAACTGAATTAGAGTTTATTAAAGAACTTATTATAAATAATTCAACTCCAGTTGCTGCTGTTAAAAAACCTAGAGCAAGAAAAACAGCATAGTTTTCTAACACTTTTATTTATTATATATTAGTTCGACACACCAGTAACACAAGTCACACAAATTGTAATTATTTCTGTTAAAGTTCTTATATGTCTAGTCACAAGACTTAACAACAAGAAGGACTGGTAATGGGAAAACTAGCAGAAAAAGTTTCAGAACTTTCAGCGCCTCAGTTTGGACTCCCCTGCGGAGTTTCAAAAGTACTGTCAACACTCGACGAAGACGATAAAAATACTTTACAACTTATTCTTTTTCCTAAAAGTGAAAAAGTTAAACGATTTTCTAATCGTCAAATTTATGAATTACTTTTATCTGAAAACCATGATGTAGCGCAGTCTTCTATTGCACTACATAGGCGTAAACAATGCCGATGCTTCACAGGAATAAATGCCCGTATAGAAGCATTAGGTGATAAATAATGTCTGAAAGTTTTTCAAAAAAAGTTCTTGAAGAGTTAGCATCCCCTGGTCAAACAGGTTCGGATAAGCGTAAGCAAGAAACTTCAGAAGCGTGGAAGCCACGTATGGATATTGACCATAAGACTGGTGGCTTTGTTGTTAGTACGCCCAGACCAGCAGGAAATACTGCTGATGCAGATGCAATTCTACGAGATTTTGATTTAGACCCAGCAGCGTGGCGTGTCACAAGTGTGAGACAAAGTAAGTGGCAATCTGCTAACCAAGAATGGCTTGAATCTTATCGCGTATCAGTAGTGCCAGCAGATTTACTAGAGGAAGAATTAGAAGATGCTGAGCAACTTATTGAAGAAATTAAAAAATGGAAACCAACAAAAGTAGCCAAAAAAGCAACTGGCAGTGGTGCATATGTTGTAGTACCAAGTGACCAGCAAATTGGTAAAAAAGCAAATGGTCAAGGTACTGCAGAATCAATCCAAAGAATTTTAGACCTAACAGATGGAGCACTTGTTAGATACAAGGAACTTCTAAAGTTAGGTCGTCCTTTAGGTACCGTTGCATTCTTGCTTGCAGGCGACCATGTTGAAGGAAATGTTTCTCAGAACGGTCGTTTACAAAGTCCTGCAGCGTCAGACCTTGGACAAACAGAGCAAACTCGTGTTGCCCGTCGTCTTTTAATGCAACAGATTAAAACTTTTGCGCCACACTGCGAAGAACTTATTATTGCCGTAGTAAATGGAAACCACGATGAAGTTACGCGACAAGTTGTAGCAGACCCGTCAGATGGTTGGAACGTAGAAATTGCATCTGCAGTTCAAGATGCTTGCGCAGAAAATCCAGCACTGTCTCACGTTAAGTTCCGTTACCCAGAAAAAGACCATCAAACTCTTACGGTAGATGTTTGCGGAACTCTTATTGGGTTGTTCCACGGACACCAATGCGGTAAAGATGTAGTGAAGTATTTATCTGGTCAAGCAGCAGGACAGACTGCACTTGGTGGAGCAGATATGTGGGTGTCTGGACACTACCACCACTTCAAGGCTCTTGATGTTGGCTCACGTTTGTGGCTACAGGCTCCTACAACTGACCCCGGTTCACCTTGGTGGCGTGACCGTTCAGGTTTAGAAAGTAAGCCAGGTTTATTGACATTCACAGTTGGTGAAGATTTAGACCCACGCGGAGATATCAGCGTAATTCAGACAAAACTATAAATAAAAATTAGTTAGGGCTTCTTTCGGGAAGCCCTTTCTTTTTTCTTATTTTCACGGTCTGCTTGGTAAGCCTCTACAGCATTTGCACTAGAGCGTCCGCGCCATGCAAATCCACATTCGGTACAAGTAACTACTTTTGCACGAGTCCAACGTCCGCCTGGTGGAAGTTTTTCAATAGATGTTGATAACTTACTAGGACGGGCAGTGCAGTAAGGACAATTCGGTGGACGATTACGCTTACGTTCTTCACCGTTGTAAGCCACAGAGAGCGCTCTACGAAGTTCAATTTCGTCCTTGCCTCCCCAGATACCCCAAATTTCTCTGTGCTCTAGAGCCCACTGCAGGCAGTCTTTACGGACAGGACAAGAAAAGCATAAATTTTTTGCTTCATTTCTTTCGACAGAATCCTTGGAGTGAAACCATTGCATATATTTTTTGTTCTCTGGTTTTGCGCAAAGGGCATCGCGTTGCCAGTTAAGACTAATAGCAGGTTTCCACATAGAACACAATTATATTAAAATATACAAAAGAATAGCAGACAGACACGCTAGAAATCTACTAAAGTTACCCTTTTTATTTCTTCTACTAAATCCCCATACTCTGTATAGCCTTCTGAATCACAAATACTAAGTTCAGAATCAGTATCGGTAACCCCAGCATATGTGTGAGTAACAGATGCTTTTGAAAGCATATTAAAACCATCAAGTAGCGAGTCAGCAATTCCGTCTCTTTGAAGGCAAGATGCTAAAGCCCTCAACACAACATCCTCATCTAAAGACACATGGTCAACTGTATAAAAAACCATACTGTTTGGGTGGAACTCATCGTAACCTAGCCCATACCACTCTTCCCAGAGGGATTGACCAACTCTAGAATCCTTCATCAAAAGCCTCGTCATCATCTCCAAGAGACATAACAAAATTGCTTTCTAATTCATCGTCTTCTAAAAAGTAAACTTCTTTAGGATTCATCATTTGAAAAATTCCAGCAACAGTAATTGAACCGCACATACAGCAAGTTTCTACTGATTCAGTGTTTACTTTTTCGGGAACATCAACACTGATTAATTTCATTAAAATTTGACCGTCTTCATTCATGCTCTCTGGTTCCCAGAGAATGTGGTCATCTAAATAACATAGTTCACACAACGCCATTGGTCTAAGGGCTTGTTCTGCTGACATCTCTAGGACCTCCTGAGGACTATGTGAAACAGTCTACAGCACCTTAAAATTAGTTATAGTCCGCAAAGGTATTCTTTTTTGACTTCTTATAGTTGCTAGTTCTTTAGGAGATAGACCACCCCAAACACCAAAAGTTTCGTGATGAATACCCCACTCAGCACAGTCCTTTATGTGAATACAGTTAGAGCACAACCTTTTAGCCAAATGCACGTTAGTAAAATTTGTGTCTATTTGTTCAGGGTCATCTTCGTCTGCAGAATAAAAAAGGTCTCCGCCAACTTCTCTACAAATAGGACTTTCAAATTCCCAAGGTTCACGAAGTTTTTTACTCAAGACCGTCCCGTTTCTGTTTTTAAAAAATCACTTACTACTTTCTACACTACCTACTTCAAAACCGCAACCAGCATATCCAGCAATATCAATCCATGTGTCAGGTTGGAATCCAGACTTTGAAGCGTAACGTGCCAACTTTAAACCAACCATCATCATAGCAACGTCTTCTGAAGAAATTTCTGCTCCAACAATTACAGACCAAATTTTTGCAATGCGAGTAAAGTTTTCTTCTGGACCGCCATACTGTAAATCTCTATCTCCAGAAATAATTTTTGCTGCTTCACGTAGAGCCTCTACACGGGGAAGAACATTTTGCTCTTGAGGAACTTGCTCAGACATCTCTACCTCTTACTATTACGGTCGCTTCGTAGTCGTTATCAGCAGACATATCTACATTTTCAACTACACTAATTTCATAATTAAATTTTGATTTTACTTCATCTATATCTAATTGAAAAAAATCAGAAATTCTATGCTCGGCAATTTCCATAAGTTCGTCGTGACTATCAGCGTAAACAGTGAATTTAAGAGTTGTTACAATGCTCATAGGACCGCAACTAGTTTTTCTAACTTATATGGAGAGTAGTGAGAGCCATCTAATACTGGTTCTTTTCCGTCTGTAGTTTTTATAATTATGTCTCCATAACGAACGGCTACTACACGACCACGTCTGCCGTTATGGAGTTGACCTAGTTCTCCTTCAAATGCATCTGCCATGACACGGACTTCATCTCCCACTCTAATAAAACCGGGACGCGCTGCTTCCCAAACTTCATCTGAAGGGGACTCAACAATAGAGACGCTACAAGAAAGAAGAGAAAATAGTTGAGCAACTACGTAGTCATTTTTATCCTCGTGATTTAATGTTGACCAAACTTCTAGTAGTTTTACAACAGAAATTCCAACGTCAACAGGAACTTTTGCTTGCTCTAATTGGCTCTTAGCCCAATTAGTGTCTAGTTTTTTCATATACATACCTCGCTAGTTGTTTTAATTTTAGTGTATTAGTCGTTAAATATTGCTGACGAAACTCTCTCTAAAGTTTCTTCATAAGTATTAATTGCTTTTTTGTAGTCTTTTTCCTGACTTATAGCAAGTTGAACCCTCTGGGAGTCAGACATATCTTCAATAGCATGACCAAGAACAGACCAAGAGTCCCCAAGATAGGATGTGTATCTCCAATCAGACACCACAGGGGTCTTAACGCACAAGGATTGAGCAAGATTTACTGACCACCAAGGCTCATCATTTTTATATACTGAAATAAGAGAACCAATAGATTTGTTTAAATTAGATAAAACTGAAGAGTTACCTGCAGTTTTTGAGACAACCATAGGAGAGACTTCTCTAGATAAAGTTTTAGATATTTTAGATACCCAAGGAGTCTTGGTGTCATAAGACCAGCCAGAAACGTCTGACTTCATATACAAACCAGTGCTATTAAGATTCTTAAAAGTAATAGAGTCTAGGCACAATGGCTCTACTAAATCATCAGATAAATTAGATATGTGATTAGTGACATTAGAATTTTTAAACCAAGGAAAAGAAGGAACTATAGTAGAGTTCCAATTATTTTTATATAAATTATCTACTACAGATTGAAGCCTTTCTAGTTCTTTGTGCTTGCTTGCATTAGAGAACTCGCTTCTACGAGAATAAAAATTTTTTACTAAGTCATCTGGATTCTGAGAGATAGCCCTGATACCGTTCCACAACTTATGAGGCTCTGGAGCATCAACTAAATACTTTAGATTAGTTACAGACTTAGCCCTATTAATAACTGACAAAGCACCATATAAACGATATGCAGTAATACTTGTAGGGGCTGTAAGACCAACAACAACCGTGTCATATTGACTTAAATGCGCCTCTGTAAGTCGCATTGATGGCGTGTCCCAAACAACCTCGTGACCTGCTTCGGTCAAAGATTGAACAAGCAAACCAGTGAATGTAGGAATTTTTTTAGCAACAGAAAAAGAAGTCTGAGCAGAACTACATCCAGTGATAAGGACTTTCATATTTATAACCTATCTTGTTTCTATAGTTTGTGAACTAATAAGAAAACCTTCCAACTTTCGTTGGAAGGCAATCTTACTAAGCCAAAGACTTAGAACGGTGCTGACGGCGCAGCAGGTGCTGGCGCTGGAGCAGGTGCTGGCGCTGGAGCAGGTGCAGGAGCAGGTGCTGCCTGAGCCTGTTCTGCAGCCCAAGGGTCTGTAGTAGGTGCTGCTGACTGAGCAGAGAAGTAACGCTTGATTTCGTTCTTCTTGTTGCCCTGCCATACGCGACTTCCAACCTGTGCACGGAATGCACGACCGCGAAGAGCCTGTTCAATCTGAGCATTGCTTGGACCTTGGTCAAAGAAATCTTTGCCAAGACCAAGTGCTGACATCTTCGAGAAAAAGATACCAAGTGCGCTTGGATTGTCTGTAGTTACAACTAAGTTGTCCCAAACAAGACGCTTGTTATGAGGTCCACCCTGAACTTCAGCCTTAACTGAGAACATAGTTTTACCCGATTGAGTTTGCTTTGCAACGCCCTCAAGAACTACCAAGTCGTAATCACCGTCTGGTAGTGGTTCGTATGATGATGTTTCTCCAGCCTCTTTAATGAGGTCTGACCAGTTTAAGGTACTCATACCTTATCCTTCTTTCTTTGTCGTTTTGGTAGCCGATGCTACAGGTTGCTTCTCACCGAAAACAATGTCAAGCATACGTTCGATGGAAAGATTTTCTTGATGAACAGCAGAGCCAAGGCGACCTTGAACACGCTCTCCTGCTTCGTACTGATTATTACGTTCTACATACATCTTACGAACTTTGTATGCAGGACTTAATGGGTCAGGATTAGGAACTTCCTCAGTTGTAATTGCACCAAGGATGTCATAAAAGTATGGAGCCTGAATTGCTAACTGACCCTGCAAGTACGGACGCATACGTCCATCTTGACCTGTACGAGCCATTGCAGTTAAGACTACCGCTTCTAATGGATTAGTTGCGTGCATAGTTAAATCACGAAGGTCGCGTAGAAGACCGCCCATGTGACGAAGTAATTCGCCCCATTGTTGCATCTTCATTTGCTCGCTACCTGCAATGCTATCTACACACTTAACTTGAAGTTCTGAGATTGAGTCAATAATCAAACTCTTGAACTGATGCTTACCGCTCTGAAGCCACTGATATGCC